TGGTTCATGGGTCGTAATCCCGATAAATACATCATCACTGCCACCTACTCGCAGGAATTGGCCGAGGATTTTGGCCGCAAAGTGCGCAATCAGCTCAAAGACACGCTGTTTCAAACGATATTTCCAGAGTGTACGTTGTCATCAGACTCGCAGTCTGCGTCCCGTTTTAGCACCGATCAGCGCGGCACGTATTTTGCCGTGGGTGTTGGCTCATCGATTACAGGCCGTGGCGCACATCTGTTGTTAGTGGATGACCCGATCAAAAACCGCGAAGAGGCCGATAGCGACACGCTTAGGAGACGCGTGCAGGATTGGTACACATCGACAGCGTACACGCGACTGATGCCGGGTGGCGCGGTCATTGTGATCCAGACTCGGTGGCATGATGCGGATTTGGCGGGCTGGTTATTGGCTAATCACTCCCACGAAAATTGGGATGTGATCGATTTGCCCGCAATTGACGGCGAAAACAATGCGCTATGGCCTGAGCACTATCCGGTAACTGAGCTAGAAAAAATCAAACGCACAATAGGCGAGCGTGACTGGGAGGCGTTGTATCAACAGCGGCCCATCGTAGAGGGCGGCAATATCCTGAAGGACAAGTGGTGGAGGATGTGGCCAGAGGACAAGCCCATGCCGAAATGCGATCACATATTTTGTTCATGGGATACGGCCTACTCATCGCAGGATTTCAAAAGCAACTCATACAGCGCCATGACGCGATGGGGTATTTTTTGGCATGAGCAGGATCAACGCCACTGCATCATACTGTTAGGGCGATGGTGTGGACGGTTTGAGTATCCCGAACTGCGTGCAAAAGCCATCGAAATCGAAAAAACCTATCAACCTGACGCGCACCTAATCGAGAAAAAAGCATCAGGGCAATCGCTGGTTCAAGATTTGAGGCGGGCAGGCGTTCGTGTGCGTACGTATCAACCGGATCGAGACAAGGTGAGTCGCGCCTATGCTGTGCAAGCCATGCTGCACTCGGGACAAGTTTACGCAGCAAATAAGCAATGGGCGCTGGATGTTATCCAACAAGTCGCCAAGTTTCCGAGTGGTGCGCCGCCAAGTTCCGATTTGACCGACACCACCACACAAGCGCTTTTGTATCTGCGCAATGGGTTATGGGTATCGCACCCCGACGACGACGAACCCGAGCCGCCCGAGATCATTCGCGACGACTGGGGCGACGATGACGATGTAGTTGTCAAACGGGCAGCGTATTAGATTTTTTTTGTTGTATAATTAAACAATGTAATTTAATTTACAGGTCAGGCAATGCCGAAAACAATTGAGCAAATGGAATCAGAGCTAGAGGCTATGCACCAAACGCTACGAGACATGATGTGGGCAATACGCACGATAGATAACGAAGTGCGGCTATTGCAGGACATTGTTATGAGGATGGCCGTCGAGGAACGCAAATGAAACCGTTTGAGCTGAACGAGGACGAAACGCCGGACATCTCAGCCATTGAGGGGCTGTATGATGATCTGGGCGAAGATGGCTTACTGCCGGAAGAGCTGGAGCTGTACAAACAGTATCATCCCGATCAAGTCAGCGCAGGCAATGGCGACCATTACGCTAACCTCGTTGACCAGATTGACTCAACCGTGGCCAAACGGCTGGCATCAGACATTATCCAATGGGTTGAGACGGACATCAGCAGTCGCGCAGACTGGGAGCGTCGTGAAGCGCGCGGTATCAAACTACTGGGCGTCAGCGAAAAGACCGAAGGCGGCGCAGCGTTCGAGGGCGCATCCAAAGTAGTACATCCGTTACTCGCCGAAGCTGTAAACCAATTCCACTCACGCGCACTCGTTGAGATGTGGCCGCCAGAAGGCCCAGTCAAGACAAGAGTGCTGGGCGAACAGACAGCAGAGCGCAGCGCACAAGCCGAGCGGGTCATGGATTACATGAACTACCTGTACACGGTACAAATGCCGGGAGCGTTCGAGGAAGAGGATAAGTTGCTCTTCCGCCTACCCATATCCGGCTCAGTGTTCAAGAAATCCTACTATTGCCCGCTCGAAGATTCGATCATGTCGGTCATGGTCGAACCATCCGATTTCATCGTCCCGTATCAAGCCACCAATCTACGCACCGCGCCACGGTTTACGCACCGCGTCGAGATGTCACACAACGATGTGCTGCGTCATATCAAACAAGGCTACTATGCCGATGTCACGCTCACCGAAGCGTACAGCGAAATATCAGATGACAGCGAGGTTAGACAGGGTATTGACGCGGTAGAAGGCCGCGCGAACACGCTGAACGAATACGGCGCGTCGCGGGTACTGTACGAAATGTACCTCGATTATGACATGCCTGGATTTGAGGATTTGGGCGAGGATGGCGAGCCGACGGGGATTGGATTACCGTACATCGTGACGGTAGACAAAGACCAGCAGACCATACTCCGCATTCAACGCAACTGGAAACCCGACGACCCTAAATGCAAAAAGCGAATCTATTTCACACACTATCGTTTTTCGCCAGGGCTTGGCTTCTATGGCTATGGCCTACTACACCTGATTGGCGGCCTATCCGAATCCGCCACCGGCACGCTGAGGGCGCTCATGGACGCCGCCGCGTTTGCCAATCTTCAGGGCGGCTACAAAACAAGAGACAGCAAAATCAAGGGTGGCGACACACCCATCGCACCGGGCGAATGGCGAGAGGTTGATAGCTCATTCGAAGAGTTGAGTAAAGGATTTTTCCGTATTCCGTATGAAGAGCCCAGCGACACAATGTTCAAACTGCTGGGCTATCTCGATGAACGGGGACAGCGGTTTGCATCCACGACCGAAAACATGGTCGGCGAGGCGAATAACAGCGCCCCCGTAGGCACGACACTTGCGCTCATTGAGCAAGGCAGTAAAGCATTCACCGCGATCCACAAGCGACTCCATCAAGCCCACGACCAAGAATTCAAACTCGTTGGCGAATTATGCGCTGAGTACATGCCAGAAGAAGGTTATCCCTACTTCAGTGCCAAATCCGATGCGCTTATCATGGCGCAGGATTTTGACGCACGCATCGATATTATCCCGGTCAGTGATCCCGCGATCATCAGCAGCACGCAGCGCATTGCGCAGGCCCAATCCATTTTAGACCTGGCTGAGAAATTCCCCGACCGTATCAACGTCGAGAAAGCCATCGAACGGATGTTGATTGCGATGCGGATACCGGATTATGAAGAGCTTATCATGTCTCAACAAGCTAATCCGATGGCGGATGCGTTGCAGCAATTGCAGGTTGAAGAGCTGTCGGCGAAGGTGGACAAGATCAAAGAGGAAGCCACGGTCAAGAACATAGAGGGTCAATTCAGCGCAGTCCAGGCTGCACAAACGATAGCGATGACACCGGCCATTGTGTCGATTGCCGATGAATTGCTATTGAGCGCAGGCTATCAGGATGCCAATGGTGCGCCACTAGCCACGCAACCGGCGGCACCGATGATGCCAGAACAGCCGATGCCACAGAACACAGACCCGCGTTTCCCAGCAAATCCTACGTCACCAGCCACAGGCATGATGGACGGGATTGAAACACAGGCAGCGGATAGCGTAATGGCGTAAATCCTACTCACGCAATTTGCGTGAGTAACATTGTAAATAAATTTACATGATATAATTGAACGGTGTTTAATAATGATCATCACAGACTCGCGATTGTTAGCGATTAAGCACGAAATCAATCAGCGCATTGACGACATAAAAGAACATGGCATCAGGCCGATGCGTCGATTATGCAGATTACAAGCGCAACACAGGCGCAATTGCTGGCCTGGAAGTGGCAAAAGATATTGTAAACGCCGTGGCTCGAAATATGAGCGACGACGAAGATGAAGCATTGGACGATTTCTAAACTTAGCTGAGAGGCTATGACTGTATGTTTAAGTTCGAAGGCGAGGACGTAGCAGTTGAACGCCTGCCCAAGCCATCCGGATGGCGGGTATTGGTGGGCATGTACAAAATCGAGGAACGCACCGCAGGAAGCATCATCCTGACGGATGAACACCGTAAA